TACAAGTACATGAATGGTGCTGCTGATAAGGCTGATATGGTTGTCTTTGCCAACTCATCGGGCGGTCTACCTGCCCAAGGAACAGCTAGTGTATTTCAAGTACAACCAGCTTCTGGATCTGGAGCAACTGCAGTTGCAGCAGCAGCTCAGATCCCCGCAATTTACAAGGGTGGCGAGTACTCAGTCAGCGTTTGGATTTATGTAGCGAACTGGGGCGTTAATGCAGGTAAGAACAAGACATTCTTGACGATCGACGGCGGCGGTGGTCAGTTCAACACACTCCAGATGTACATGGGTGCGTCTACGAATAAGATGGGTATCCGTGTAACCACAGCAAGTTCTAACTCAGTTAACCCCAAGTTGGCAACAGGCACGGGCAGTATCCAGACGACTCTGGATAATGCACAGTCTCCTTACTCCGATGGCGAGCAGGATTTCATCCAGGGAGACTTGCAGTCGGTTGATCTGCAGAAGTGGGTACACGTGTGCGTGGTTCTCAGCGGTCGTCGCCTTGATGTCTATATGGATGGCAAACTCAATCGCAGCGCAGTTCTCAATGCGATGTTTGATGTAGATGGAACAGGATCTACCTACAAAATGACGGTGGGTGGCTCAAAAGGCTTCGGTGGTCTCATCGGCCAGATCAATGCCGCGAACTTTGCATACACCCCCGACCGTGTCTGGGCACTGTACAACAATGGCCCCGCTGATACATCAATCTGGACACAGTTCCTCAGTTGGTTCAACCCCGGTCAGTACTCGTTCTCGCTCAAGCGTAATGGTGAGACGATCGCTGCTGGAACCACACCTAGCTAAACAGATACAACCTCTACTAAATTATAAAAAAGACCTTGAAAAATGTCTTTTTTACAATCCTTATGATAGTTAGAGAGTATGCAGGCCGCAAATAATGGTGCTGTAAAAACGAATAGCTTTCCCAGTACAGGTGTATCCTTCGGTGGCACGGACCCTCTGTCGCAAGTACTGACTGGAGTTGCGTTAGTTGCTGCTATTTACTTTACAATGCTTTTCGGTGAATACATTTACAATTCATACTTGGGAATGTTCCGTGATCGTGTTGAACTGTTTCCTGATACATATCCTTCCGGATCTTTGGCATTTACAGCGATTCAAAATCCGGCAAGTCCTATCGCGCAAACGGTGTATACTTCGGATAATCAGCGCTCCGGTGTCGAATTCAGTTATGCGATGTTTTGCTACATTCAGAGTTCTACCTTTGCAAGAGGCGAAGCTTCTCTCTATCATATTCTGCACAAGGGATACGCAAAGCCTTATCCTCTGATGGGACCTGGTATCTTTGTCTGGGGTAATACAAACACGGTGCGCGTCTATATGAACTCGTACCAGACGTGGGATAACTACACCGATATTGAGAATGTTCCTGTTGAGAAGTGGTTCCACTTGGTAGTCTCGTGCAAGGGCAACCAGCTGCTTGTCTACATCAATGGAAATCTGAAGACGAAGATGGCACTGGCTGGAAACTCTCCGCCGTACCAGAACTACGGTGATGTGTCGCTGTTCAGCACTAGAAAGCAGCTGATCAATTCAACACTAACTACATCTCTAAATGCTGATAAAGGAGATGCAATTCTGACTACGACTGCGGGCGGATCAGCAACCATGCTGAACTTCAACGGATCTGCGCACGGTATGGTAAGCCGCGTCTTCTACTTTGCCTATGCTCTGACCTACACGGAGATTCAGACTCTGATGAATATGGGTCCTTCTCCGAAGATTGCCGGCCCGAGTATGAGCATCTCACCCTATCTGACGGATCAGTGGTGGACGAATAGTTATCCGCCTGGGCATTAAATCAGTCTACGTTATTAACTTCCTTCTCGTATTCAAGCGCTTAAATGAGAACTCATCTTGTTTCACACCAGCAAGAAGAGTTGTCATGACAGGAGGAGGTTTATATGTTTTGGTAGCCTACGGTTCTCAGAATGTACTTTTGAGTGGAAACCCTGATTTTACCTATTTCTATCTTGTCCTAAAAAAGTACAGCCATTTCGCATTTGAATCTGCAACTTTGCAAGTGGATGGCCCTAGCGAATTACAGTGGGACGCGCCTATCAAACTTCAAGTAAAGATTCAGCGAATCGCTGATCTTCTTTCGGACTTGTATCTAACTTTTACACTCCCGGATATTTACAGCCAGTTTGTAAATCCAAGTGTTCGCCCCAATCAATACGAGTTCAAGTGGAATCGCTACATTGGAGCTCATCTTATACAGAATGCAACTTTTTTGGTAGGCGGTACGGAGGTACAACAATTTGATAGCGACTACCTGATTGCAACTGCACAAACTGACCAGGACGAAACGCAGTATAATAAGTGGCAGGAACTCATTGGAGATGTTCCTGAACTGAATGATCCAGCAATCGGAGTCTACTCCGGCGTGCCGACCAACTCAGTAGTTCGGACGACTGGACTCTATCCTACCGTTGCGCAGAACAATGCGTCGAGTGTGACAGTGCAGACAAATGCCCCATCAATACCGAGTCGTCAGATTACGGTCCCGCTATCCTTTTGGTTTTCTCAAAGCCCTAGTTTAGCATTGCCTCTCGTTGCACTTCAGTACCACGAATGCTATCTTCAGCTCACACTTCGACCTGTTCAAGATTTATTTACAATCTTGGACCCGTCTGGATATCGTGTTCGTCCTGGGTATCGTGTACTTACATCTACCCAGCAGATTCAGCTTGGTAATTTGTCATATGTGACAAGCACTACCCCTGAGAATTACTTGAATAACTACTTGGTTGATTTCGGATATGCAACGCCGACTCTGAGCACGTGGCCTTTGAATGCCTTTGTTCAGGCAACGTATGTCTATCTGACAGATGCAGAACGAAATACGTTTGTAAGCCAAACACTGACATATCCAGTTCGGCAAGTCACTCGATACGCCTTTCCACAAATCACAAGTCGACAGAATTTTAATCTGTATACGCATAACCCTGTTCCACGCTTGCTTCTTCTCCCTCGTCGTAGCGATATGATCTTGAATTTGAATACGTGGACCAATTTTACAAATTGGTTTTCAAAGACTGCTGCACCATATACTGCAGTCGGTACTGTGTACAGTACTGGATTAATCGGTCTAGGAAATTCGGGCCTACTCATTCCAGGATCACAGCAAGATATTGTTCGTCAATTACGCATTTTATGTGATGGAAATGAAATTCAAGAGATGAAACAAAATCAGTATTTTCACGAGGTTTCCTCTTGGAAATATGCCGCGGGCGTATTTCCGAAAGGGCTACTTATCTACAGTTTTGCATTGGATACATCCAAGTGGATGAAGCCGAGTGGCTCATTAAATACCAGCCGAGTCAAGAATTTTCAGATTGATCTGGATCCTTGGCCTCAGGCTGCTGGAACAAATTATACATTTGATTTTCTTATTTATGTGGAAAGTCTGAACTTCTTGGTTATTGAAGGAGGTATGGGTGGAGTCAAATATGCGACTTAATCCTTCTTCTTTTTACGTGTGGTATTTTTGGCTTTTTCTGTGCTATCACGTAAACGAATTTCTGGAAATCCCGATTTCCGTGTTGTATTTATTTTGACATACTGAGGATACTTTTTGAGAAGTGCTTTAACAGCTTGCTGCTGGGGCTTTAGGCGATCCCTTGTTTGCATACCACCGGGTTCCTTATAGTATACCGTTTTTGGAGAGACAAAATTAAGCCTAACCACACATCCATCTTTTATAAAAAACTTGAGTGTTCTTTCATAATCCTCCTTTTCACTTCGATCGAGATGAATTTCATTTCCTGGATTGAAGCATCCCCAGAAACTTCCAATGTTAAATCGTAAATCTGTAGTTACCGAATCCTTCATAAAGAATCCATTAGGACTTGGATAGACACCCCAGAAGCCACAATTTGCCTTTTTACACTCTTTGAAGCCACGTTGTATAGTTTTTTCTAAACTAACAAGCTTTTTCTCATGACGTTTCTTAGTTTTATCAAATTCAATAAATCCGCGCAAATCATCATCACACGATACAAGCGCTTTACCCTTTGGAAAATGATTAAATATCCAGTTTCTAACTTCTGCAAGTCCAGGAACGCCCACTAGAATCTCCTTGTAGGTTTTGGGATCTAACGTTGCCTCGTATTCCTTCTTTTGCTCCTTATCAGCAACGACAACGTAGATATTCTCCTTTGGAATACGGTACTCATGTAAAACAGCTAAGGTTTTATCACGGCACCCCTCTGCTCTTTTATACGATGGTACTACCACAGTATAGTCTGCGGACATCTACTCTTTCTTCTAAATTAAAGATAAGAGTAGATGAGTTTTATAACAAGCCTTAGTAATAAAATTTCCTATATGGTAAATACTGCGGTTTCAGATCCAAATGCAGATGCCTATGCGGCAGCAAAGGCTAAACAGGCGCAGCACGACGCAGAAGTTGCAAAAAATAAGGCTGCAACAGCTGCAGATGCCGCAGCTCAGGCTAAAGCAGAAGAAGATGCTAAAGATGAGGCTGCAAAACTTTCCGCCCGGAGTAAGGCAAGCCTATCAGGATTTGCTGGGAAATCCGCAAAAGGTATTCTGCAAGCCTTTATTATTCTTGCGTGTATCGCAGTCGCAATGTACGGTGGCCACATAGCAGCTAATCACGATATTGGATACTCACCTGCAGGTCGCCTTGTTTCATTTTTCTATGGCTGCATTCTGTCTCCTTTTATCATTTGCAAATATATCTGGAATATTTTTTATGATAAGATGGAAATACCGATGTGGGGTTTTCTACCACTTAGCACCTATGTTCCAAATGGAGATCTCGAGGTCTTTTTCCTGGGGCCCTTTTGCTACAAGGAAGATCAGGGTAGCATTGACGCTCGAGCAAGGGTTGCGCAAAGCTATCTGGAAGCGTTTCAGAGAACAGCACCTTTAGCTACGCCTCCAAAAGTAACAGCCTCTAAATCAGCAGTCTAAGAAAGCCTAACGGTCTAAGAAAGCCCAACAATCTATCTACAGAAATGGCCTTGCCTCTTGTAAGCATTGTTACCCCAACGTATAATCGCAGACGCTTCATTCCAACTCTGATACGTATGATTGAAACTCAGACATATCCGAGAGATCATATGGAATGGATCGTGTACGATGACGGGCAAGAGCCCGTCGGTGATCTGATTGATGAAGCACAGCACAGGCTACCACTTACGATCTATATTCGCAGTGAGGAGAAACAGACACTGGGCGAAAAAAGGAACCGTCTGAATCGTGAGGCAAAGGGGGAGATACTTGTTGCCTTCGATGATGACGATTTTTATTTTCCAGATCGCGTTTCTGCTGCAGTCTCTGCACTACGTTCAAAGCCATCTGTAGATCTGGCTGGATCCTCAGAAGTGTTTATGTATTTTACTGACACAAAGGAAATCTTCAAGGTGGGACCGTATGGTCCGACGCACGCAACGAATGGCACGATGGCGTGGCGCAAGCGGTATGCTGCAACGCATAGCTACGATGAGGCAGTTGCTTTTGCGGAGGAAAAGTCATTCCTAGAATCTTATAAGAATCCTCTAGTTCAATTGAATCCGATGAGTGTTATGCTTGTAATGAGCCACAGTGATAATACGTTTGATAAGTCAATTCTTAGAGCAGCTGAGAATCCGTTGATTAAGAAGACGACGCTTACATTAAATAATTTTATCAAAGATCGTGAGGTCTTTACTTTCTTTTCTTCTCTCTGATTTCCCTTCTCTCTGAGGTCTAAACACGAAAAAGACCCAAGAATTAGAAGTGTTAGAGCAATGCCACAAGATGAATCAGTTGCGATGATGTTAGATATATATCAACAACCATTGAACTATTCATTGACGAGTGAGTCGTCAGTAGCGAGTCAACCTACATATATTAAAGTACCGCTACACCCTCACCAACTTGCGATGATTTCTGCGATGGAAGAGAAGGAATATGCTTGTATTAATGGATTTCGCTTAGGAGATGAACAGCATTTTAGTCAATTTGCTATTTTGGGTGATAAAGTAGGATCAGGTAAAACTCTGATGATGCTTGGATATATTGCGCAAATGAAAGCAAAAGCACAGCAATCTGCAAAAGTCTATTCTCGTATTCATTCTTTTTCAAAATCAATGTTCTGGAGCCATAAGCCTGTTGCAACAACAGATTGTTCAGGTGCAACCCTTATTATCGTTCCTCACACACTCTTTCATCAATGGAAACACACAATAACAAAACAGACTAGTTTATCCTTTGTAGAAGTTCGAACTACAAAGGCTCTAGAAAAGCCTGATTTTATCGCAAATGTAAAGACACGCGATATAACTCTGATGTCGAATACAATTATTAAACATTTTATGGAAAAACGAGTACACGAAACAATGCAGTGGTCGCGCATTGTCTTTGATGAGATTGATAATGTTCAGTTCACGTCAACTACACAAATGCCAAAGGCGAATTTCTACTGGGGAATGACGGCGACGTGGTCAAACCTACTGTTTCACGGACTCTATATGTATATGTCTGAGACTTTTTTGAATCGCCATATTGCAAATGGAATTCATCCTGAACTCGCACTAATGCTACAGCAGGATCAGGCTACGAATGGCCATAATTACTATGCTCGCTATGATATTAAAAGTCATAACTTCTTTGCGCCATTTATAACCAAGCATCCTTCGCGCGGCTATCTGGTGTTGCGTTCGTCAAATGCATTTATGGAGCAGAGTTGGAGAACGCCGCCTGTACTTGAACAGCGAATTTTGTGCGAGTCGACAATTGTTCATCGTCTAGTGTCAAACTTTGTGAGTCCTGAGATTCAGGAGTTGTTGCACGCAGGTGATGTACAGACTGCACTTCAGCGACTTGGTGCAACTGCAGAAAATCAGAGTTCATTGATTGCAGCAGTCTGTGCTTCGCGTGAGAGTGATCTGGATCGTCTTGAGAAGACGCTTGCATTCAAGGAAACAATGCCTTATAGTACGCCTCAACTCAAGGAGGCTGCAATCTCATCCTTACAGACACGAATTGCATCACTCAAGGAGCAGATCTCAAATCTGAAGGAGCGCATAACGAACGCGAAGAATGAGATTTGCGCCGTCTGTTATGATGAGCCGAAGACGCCGACGTTCGTCAAGTGCTGTTCACGCATCTTTTGCGGAGTCTGTATTGTTGCGTGCTTACAAAGAAAGGCGAACTGCCCTTTGTGCCGAGCCGACTTGGACTATACCAAACTCTGTAGCATAGAAATTGGCGAGACGAAGACTAAATCGACCGCAAAGGCTGCTGCGATTGTTCCGAAGCTTCTCAAAAAGAAGGATGCACTTCTCAAGTGTATAACAGATTCGAGCGGTGGTCGGTTTCTAGTCTTTAATCGCTATGACAATCCTTTCAATGAGATTGAAGGAACGCTTATTGAGCGTGGATATCGCGTCGCCACGGTTAGAGGAAATAAGGATCACGTCTCCAATGTTCTGAGTCAGTTCGAAAAGGGTGAAGTCAAGATTTTACTGATGAACTCGGCGACTGCGGGTGTAGGAATGGATCTGAAGTCTGCGACTCACGTAGTTCTAATGCACGCAATGAGAAAAGAAGAGGAACGTCAAATCGTCGGTCGTGCCATGCGCCTGGGGCGAACAGCACCACTGAATTTAATACGATTATTGCACGAGGAAGAGAGTCAGGTGATTATCTAGTGTTTATTGGATCGCGTCTTTCTTGACTTTGACTTGGTCTTCTTTGTCTTATTTCTACGATTTACCTTTCTGCGTCTTCCACCTGTCATTGTAGGATTCGCCATCGCAGCAGCATTAGCTGCTAGGCGAGCAGCTGATTCTTCAGGTGTTTCATCAGAACAATATGGAACCGCAATGGGAGTCTGCCCATACTGAATTTCTTGGCATAGGCCACGAATGTGTTGCACATTCTTACCGATACCATTCCATCCAATACCACAATAGCCTAAGTGAGCAGATAGTGGTGCAACATTAAGATTTGCAGCGTACTTAATATGATTAGGTGCATATTGCTTGGTTTTTTCCATATAGACTTTGGTCTGAGAGCCCGATAGACTTGTTATGCCAAATGCACCACCTACTTGTCCTGTTCCTTCATCTCCTTCTTGAACGCCAACATTGGAATCAGGATCTTCACCTTGGCCTTTTTCTTCTCCTGCTTCTTTGGATGCGGCATTCGCAACAGCCTTTGAAGGGGCAATTGCACTAGGTTCCTTGCTAGGATCTGTTGTCGGATCTATAGCAACCTTTCCTAGAACCTTGTCAACTAAAGCCTTTACTTGCGCATATTCAGCACGGTATGCAGGCCTCCACGGTCCAAGTGTTCCTGTCACATTCAGTATCTCCTCGAACCGAGCCGCAAGTAGAGGATCAAAGCAATCAAGGTACTCCTTATAGGTAGCAAAGCCATTAAAAGTTCCGTTGACCGTTGTCATCAAACTAATCCGATAGGCTGAGGGTGGCTCGATACCACCCACTAACTTGCGCATATCACTTATATTATTCGTGCGGCTGCCTAGTTTTGTTAGAATTCCTTCAGTCTTCAAGATCATAAATCCAGGGTGCACGAAATTAGGGGGAATCAAAGGAACCAAGTCAACCAAAGATCCAGCTCCAAGGCCTCCTGTTCCTATACTCCACATCGCAGTCTTCAGGCCGGACGAGCGAATGGCAACACGATCAAGTGTAAGAAATCCTGATTCAAGCAAGCTATTGTAGACATTACGACTATAGTCAACAAAGAGCTTAGGACCACCGAATGTCATGCAGTGTAAAGGAGGTGTTATTAAACCGGCACGCTTGAATCCGCCGAGGATAAGAGATGCAAGAGTCGCATTTGCAGCGCCCAAACTGTGGCCTGTTATGACAATACGGTCAATTGGAAGCTTTAGGAACTTTGTCTCAAGTGCCTTACAGACTTTATTCATTATGTTTTTCATTTGTCTTACAAAGCCTTGGTGGCACAGAAAACTCGATTGCTTGATTTCCTCTGCAAAGACCTGGCTACCCGTTTGACCGCCGAATGTACACGTCTTAAGAACTTCATCAATTCCAAGTGGTAGCAAGTTCGCATCAGCTAAGCCCCCGCCAATCGATATAGTTCCACGAAATGCAATATAGAGAATCTTTTCACCAGGGAAAGGAACATTTGCCTGCTTCTGTGAATAATCGAGATACTGAAGATAGCACGGTGTATCATCCATATGACCAATTGTGTTCAAAATTAGACCATCTTTATTTTCAGGACGAATCGGATTCGGGACAATAACAAACTTTTCCTGCTTCGTATTCGGTGAAACTACACGACTGTAGTCATTACGAATAATTCCTAGTGCCGTATTAAATACAATCGGGTTGTAATGTACGAATTGCGCGGTCTTGGCAATAACTTCGTTAGGGTCGTACATTAAACGTGAAATCATCGCGGCTTGACTCAATGCTGCTTCATACTGACCAATCAAAACTTTTCCAGAAACCTTATTGGCATCTAGAAGAGTTTGTAAATATGTAAATCCCTTTGCGATTGTTGTCATTCTAATTATAAAAAGTATTAAAAATTGTTTACTTGTAGGAACAAAGCTGCTTAGGAATACTCATTGAATCGATCTTGCGTGCTTGACTTGTTGACAGTTTACTCCCTGCATTTGCAGCGGTAGCCTGTGTTAGCAATTCAGGAATTTCTTCAATCATACACCCGCGCTCATCTGAAAACTGAATCATCTGTTTCCACGTATTGTACATGGATGATTGGCGAGTGAGAACTTGTGTAAATTGAAGTTGCCCTGGGCTTGGTACAGTATCAACCGGGTATTCAGATAGAAATCCATTTGTAATCTTAAGCTTTAGCTGAAAACTAGGCCTCAGCAGATTCCAGTTTTGATAAAAAAAGGCCCAGTAGTCAGCCTTGTCGCTCAGATCGAACAACGCCAGAAATTCCTTGTAGTGAGTCCACGCTTCTGGAACTGACGCCAGACGCTTGTGTATATTCTCGTGAACACAGAGGCCTGATAGATTTCCTAGATTGTTTTCTACTTCGGGAATGATAAGAGGGTCCCAGAAATCATAGAGGCACGAATGGCTGAATTTCAGAATATCTGTACTGGGTTCTTCCGTTTCACCCTCCTCCATTGTAAGTTCAGGCGGTTCTGCACCAGTTCCTTGCTGTAGATTAATACTTGCCGAGTCGCAGCCTTGAATGGATCGTAAGATGACGCGCAGATCTGCGGATGCAAGAACTTCTGGGCGAATCTGAACACCTAGCCATTTCTGGACAGAGGTCGAAGGAAACTCCATCGGTACGTAGGTACTCAGACGAACAATATGCTGATAGGCGCGACCCTTGATTTCATTGCAGATCAAAAGAAGTGGATGGGTTGTCTGACCTGCTTTCCAGCCACGCATATAGTCAAGGAGCTCACTGAGACCACCTTTTTCACCAAGACTGAGACCATCAATCTCATCGAGTAAAACGGCCAACTTGTGCTTATTGCTTGTCGGAGACATTGCTTCCAAGACTGACTTTTGCGTTAGCAGTGGAATAATTTGTTTCTTGAACGCTTGACCACTGCGTGTGTGGCTTGCATTCAGTTCCACGATACGATAGCCGTTTTCCTTCAAAATCTCTCGCGCAAGAGTTGTTTTACCAACTCCTGGAGGGCCCACGAGCAGAAAAGCGGCTGTATCTGGTGTTTTTAACCATCGTCTGAGTAAATCTTCTACACTCGGATGAAGGTGCGCATAGGACATTGATTCTTGAACGGAATTCTTTGATTGTGTTTAGACCTCATTGCAGTTAAAAGAATTTACGGTGTGCACTTATTTGCCGCAGCAAACTGCTTCGTAGCCTGGAAACGATTGAGAACAAGGCACGTGTCTCCATCAAAGATGCCTTCCCAGGTCAGACCCGCAGTCTGGCAAGCAGTGCAGATATTTTGCAGGGTTGTCGTGTCAGCTGCGCTGATAGCCGTATTGACCTTTGCTGAGGTATATGGGCCAGGGGCAGCGGATCCACCGAATACTGCAGCTGCAGAGGATCCAGGAGTTGAAGTTGTAAATCCACCATTGCTTGATACACCTAACAAATCAATACAGCCGGTACCATTATACGTTAGATAATCCGGACACGTATTTATTGTCGGGGGCCAAACATTAGAGGGTTTAGGAATATTTCCAAACCATCTCATTCCGAAGAAGACCATAACGAGACTTGCGCCAACTGCATAAATGAGAGTCTTACCAAGATTTGCAGATGAATACAGAGAATAGGACCCCCCTGCAACGACTGCAATCGCGAACAATATGTAGAAAACATACCAGTAATTCAGTGTATTTAGATCCACACCAAGAATGACAACATCTCCGCTAGCAGCGGGTTTGGAGCTCTGAGCATTACCCATTCTATCTACCGTGAGTATTCATTTTAAACAAAATGAATACGAGCGGTACTATCATTTATCTCAAAATTGAGATAAAGTGGTTTGCTCGACAATGATTTTATTTGATTGTTTAGACTAACTAAATGTAGAGACTATAACTGTCTACAGTTAGTTTTTTTAAGTTTACGTTGAGCTGTGCTTAGTACATCGTCGGGTAGAAGGCGAGCTGCGGGGGGCCTGTGCCGCCAGGGTAGTCATCCGCGATTACACCGCTGTGGAGCTCAATGTAGCCGACGAGGTAGTCATTACGCGCAGCGTTTACCGCACCCGTGCCAGATACGCCGAACGTAGAGACAGTCGGGCAGATTAATTGAATCTTACGGAAAATACGGCCAGCTGATACAACTGTGCCACCGCAATCGCGGAGAATGCCCGCGCCGGTCGTTGAGATTGTCGACGTGTAGGGAGACGGCGCCGTGCCGCCCGCAGCCCAGGTCGCCGTAGTAAATGATCCCTTTAAAAAAGAACCACCGGAGCCTGAGCCAGGGGTGTAGCTGAGAATCTTGCCAGGAACACCCGTACCGAGAGGAACATAGTATCCACGCGCCTGATTGCGAGGGCCAACAGCATTACCAGTAGCCATAGACAACATCTTTATTATACCTTTCCTTTAGATTTTTTATTTTTTGACCTATAATTTTAGTCAGTACTACTGAGTAAAATTATGTTTTTAATTAACTTTATTGCAGTTGACTGCCTGTTTAATAGAGCGTCGGGTAGTACGCAACCTGCGCAGGGCCCGTGCCGCCAGGGTAGTCGTCCGTAATGCCGGCGCTGTGGAGCTCGATGTAGCCGGTTAGGAAATCCGTGTTGGCCGCGGCACCAGGCGCCGGTCCCGCAACGCCGAAGGTGGAGACCGTGGGGACGAGGAGCTGGATCTTGCGGAAGACGCGGCCGGCGGAGAGAACCGTCTTGCCGCAGTCGCGGAGGACACCGCCCGCGCCGATCGTGGAGATCGTGGAGGTGTACTTGGAGGGGGCTGAGCCGCCAGACGCCCACGGCGCGAGGGCAAAGGCGCCGGTGAGGTACGAGCCACCCGCGCCTGAGCCAGGCGTGTAGGCTAGAACCTTGGCGGAAACGTCAGCGAGAGGGATAAAATAGCCGCGAGCCTGATTACGTACGCCACGAGCACTGGAAGGAGATGACATTTGTTATACCTCCGGCCTAGAAAATAATTTAGATTCTTCAATAACTTATCGCTTTTTTTGCCGTAGGGAAACTAACCTCCAAACAGAATGGACCTCCAGGACTTCCAAAACCACAACTCAATGGTTCTACCAAACACCAATCCGCTACCGGATAACGGAATGAATGGACGCGTGAATCTAACGCCGTCTGCATCGGCCGGTGGATCTGCCGCAGTTCCTGGTTTCACGTACAGAACCTCTGTAGAAGATTCTTTTGCCGCAGATGCTCTTCGTGGAAATTGGGAAGTGACACCGCTTGCATCTGCTTTTTTCAGCAAAACCAACGTACTTGTAATCCAGAATCTGATTCGGAAACAAGTCTATGACAAGTCTGGACCGAAAAAATACGTTATTGATGATCAGTCCGTAGATGAACTTACAATCATTATGCGGACAATGTATCTGCAGTATGCACAAAATCTCCCGTACGGTGTTGCAGATCAGGTAAGCTCATTGAATACTCTTGTTGCGAATTGGTCTGTTCCGCACATTATGTCGGCCGTGGATCACTATAATTATTATTTGAATGACATCAGTCATATGCCGGTACCGCTCGCGCGCTCTGTAAGTCTCAGTTCAGCTGGTACAAAGTCGCTCCCTCTCAATCCGTTTGTCTAATTCGCCTTGACCTTGAGAACACGCTTAGCCTCCGACTTCTTGAGGGGCGCCCCGGACGCCGCAGCCTCTCGTGCAGCCTGAAGTGCGACCCACGACTTCTCGAACTGCTCCAAGTCGCGTAGCCACAGAGTGGTTGCTGTAGTTCCCTTCAATGTATCGAGTGCAGCCTTTGCCGCCTCCACGTGCTTTCGCGCCTCCTCAACTGCTGAAGACTTTACTCGGTCCATTCGCATCCGTAGTAGATACTCATACGAATCCACTGAATCTGGATCCGTAAGATCATCAAGTGCCGGTAGACTTTCCGCCTTCAGTGCCGCAACAATCTCCTCATCGGAGCGACGCCGTAGGTCCATACGATCCTCAAGCAATGCTAGCAGGAAGCGGGCCTTAGCATCGAATTCGACCAGCTCTCGCTCAAGACGTCCAATTTCTAGAGTCTTACGCGTCTCGTAGCCGGTGAGACGAGTCTGGTAATACTCCTCCATCATATCGCCCACTGTTGCATAACGCTTGATCTTCATCTCATTGTTGAAGCAGACCATATTTGTCGTATGCCACGTCGAGTTCAGCTGCAGCATCTTCTCCGCTGCGGCTGGATCAGAGCGCATCTCAAAGTATACATCTGACTCAAAGTACAGAATGAACTTGACCTCCACGTCATTGTACAGATCATCAAATGACTTGAGAATCGGCTTCGTGCCCTTGACCTCATCGCCTGTACAGAGAGTATCGAGATATCCCTTGTAGTCCTTGGTCCACGTTCCGACTGGAAGCTCCGTGACCGTAATCGTGTACTTTGCGTCATCCCACGTCGCCTTACCCTTCGTCGTCCAGCTCGTCTCCGTAGGCCGGTTGATGGTTCCCTTGAAGCCGTACCACCACGGCTGCAGAACAAGTCCGGCAAGTGATGAGCGGCTGAGGTTCAGACGATCTCGCAGAAGAGCAATGACATCACTGGGATTATGAGGAGGGATATTTGCTGAGAAGCCAGTGCCGATACCGACTGCACCATTGATGACGAGGAGCGGGACTACAGGCTGGTAGTACTCCGGCTCTACGATCTGCCCGTCATCATCAATATACTTGAGAATGCTTGCATCCTCCTTGCGAAACAGAGCATCAACGATTGGCTCCATTTGCGTGTGAATATACCTCGGCTGAGCCGCGTCCTGACCGCCCATCAGACGCGAGCCAAACTGCCCAATCGGCATCAGCAGATTGATATTGTTGCTGCCGACGAAATTCTGGGCCATACCCGTAATGGTCGAATTGAGAGACGCTTCACCGTGGTGATAGGCAGCGTGCTCAGATACATAGCCTGCAAGCTGGGCTACCTTGATTTCAGACTTGAGGTTGCGCTTCAGGCAGCAGAAGAGAATCTTGCGCTGCGACGGCTTGAGACCATCCATCACGTGCGGCAGAGACCTCAGATTGTCAGCATTGCTGAAGTGAATGAGCTCATCATTGATGAAGCGGCTGTACGGAATAGAGCCACCCTTGCTTACAGAGAGCATACGACGCGGGTCAAAGGTGTTGAGCCACTCCTTGCGGTCATCGGCGCGCTTCTTGGAGAAGGCCAGGCATAGTGACTCATCACTGTCCTGATCCCACAGATACTTCATATCAAACAGATTCTTGAACCACTCACGCGCCTCCTGTGGCGTGCTCGTGCCCAATCCCTTGTAATACTTGATTGTCCAGCCCTTCAGAGCATCGTCGCCCTTCGCAGCCTTCTCAGCTTCGCGCCAGGCCTCAAACTCAGACTGGCTGTAGAAGGAGCGGACGTCGTTGCGCTTGCTCATCTTGAGCAGCGGAGTTGCGAGACAGCACAGGAAATCCCGCTTCAGCAGCGAGAGCCAGAAGGTATGAAAGAAGTTCATTAGCAGACCCTTGATATGGCTACCATCGTGATCCTGGTCAGTCATAATCATAACACGACCGTACCGTAGTGTCTTGATGTCAGTGTAGACCTTGCCTTGCTCCAGGCCCAGAATCTTCTTGATCGCAGTCAGTTCCTCGTTCTTGTTGAACTTGTCCTGGCTGATATCCTTAACGTTGAGCATCTTACCACGAAGAGGAAAGACACCCCACTTCTCACGTCCGACGACTGCGAGGCCCGCAATCGCAGAGGCTGCAGCTGAGTCTCCCTCTGTCAGAATGAGTGTACACTCACTGCTCTTTGCTGTGCCGGCCCACAGCGCATCCTCCAGCTTAGGAAGGCCACGCAGCGTCTTGCGCTTTGTACCGTCCGTCTTCTTTGCATCCTTTGCGGCCTTGGCATCAAGAATGGCCTGAGCCTCCTCAAGCAGACCAATCTTGATGAGCGAGTCGGCGAGCTTATCTGACTTGAAGACGGAGCCAAACTTGGCTGCTGGTGTCGTCAATGTCTCCTTCGTCTGGCTGTCGAATGAAGGATTTACGATTGTAGAATTGATGAAGAAGACCACTGTATCCTTCAGCTGACTCGGCTTGATGTCGATGCGCTTCTTCTTGGCAATCTCAGAGAAGTTGCCAAGGACAACGCGAAGCACCGTCTCGACGTGCTTGCCACCCTTTCGTGTATTGATGCCGTTGACAAAGGAGATGTGGCGGTCATCGGGCGAGTCATCCTCGGCAAAGAGATTCTTTGCGAGTACTGCACCGATTTCCCAGCGATCACCGCAGCGCTCATAGGCGTGGCTGCTGCCGTCGCGTACAAAGAGATTGATGAACTTCTCAAAGGTGTTTGTGGGTACGACAGCACCTTGCCAGCTGATCTTAACATCCTTACCGGCCATTGCAGCCAGCTCGATTGCACGTGTGTGAAGAACTTTATCCATAGCCGTAAGATCCAGGCCAGAGAACCGGCTCACATCAGGTTCGTACGAGATCTTGACGAACCCCTTGGCAGACTTGTCCTTTACGATCGACGGCTTACCGCACGCAGCCATATGATCAGTCCACGTCTGCGTGTACTTCTGGCCTGACGCAGGATTGCGCG